GTGTCCTCGTCGATCGTCTTCCACACGTCGGCGGGTGCGACGAACGCCGAGTGGTGTGTCAAAGATGCGGGCCGGTACGGCAACGATGACGTGACATCGCAGGCGTCGCGGACAGCGTCGGCGAGCAGCGTTTCGGCGCTCATGCGACACCGATCTTGCGGTACGGGTGGATGAGTGCGAGGTAGTCGGAGTCTGTGGATCGGATCGACTGGGTGGCTTCACCACCGAACGACTGGACCCCGAACGGGGCGGCGGTCATTCGTTGCATGAGTCGGGTGGCGAGGATCGAGCAGGCTTGGTTGATCGCTGCCGGGATCGTCGGCCAGCCCCAGGTGCCGTCGATCTCGATGACGTTGCGGCGGCTGCCGGTCGGCCACGCCCGGTTCAGGAGGGTGACGAACTCGTAGGGCCAGACGGCACGGTCACCGGACTCGTCGAAGTAGTTGGCGACGTGCCACTTGTCGAGTTCGTACTGCGAGGCGGTCAGCGTCGTCTCGAACACGCCGTCGTCGTTGTCGTCGATCTTGATGGACGTCAACGAGATCAGGTCAGGGATGTCGAGACGGCCGGTGCGTGATCGTGGCAGCGTCCTCGTCTCGTCGACGCCGGTCGTGTCGAACGTCCGATGAGTGTCTTCGTCGATCGCTGCGGTCGCGGCGGAGACAGCGTCGGTGACTGTGTCGATCGTTTCGACGTTCAACGTGTCGGTCCGACCCATACGTGTCAGCACCTCCTCGGGTGTGCAGTATCCCATTGTCAGATCCTCTCGGGTTTGCGGAACCAGGCGACGTGTAACACCAGCGCCAATGGTAGCCAGACGACCGGGATGATCTGAGCCGCAGCGACAGCCATCGGCAACGCAGCCGCATGTTGATACAAGCGGACGGTGTCGGTGGCGACGAGCAGTTGGGCGTAGGCGACGACGAGAACGACGGCGAGCCGCCAGTCAGGTGCGTACAACGCGGCGAGGCAGACACCCCACGGGGCGACCATCAGCCAGCCGTCACGCCACCGGCCACGATGCCATGCGAGTGCCGTCTGGATCGGATGGTCGAGGACTGTTTGCATCTGACCGCCGAGCGGGTCGATCTTTGTCGCTGTGCGGAGCCGACTGATCACGACCGGAACCGCCAACGCTAGAAGCGGCCACAGGGTCCAACCCCACAGTGCTGCGATGATTGGACTCGTCTCGCGTACCGACGCCGCTACGGCGCAAATAGCGACCCCTGCGGCGATCCCGGCCGGTGTGTGTGTCTCGAATGCGATCAGCGAACCGGCGACGAGGGCTGTCGCCGGGAGATCGACCTGTACCGGTATCGACACTTGCGGGCCGAGTATCCCTGGCAGACCGGCGACCAAGAGGGCGGCAGCCGCAGCAGTCTGCCAGGGATCATCTGCGACGATACGCCACACGAACGTCGCGACGACGAGCGTGACGAACGACGACACGTAGACGATCCACCAGCGGCGTACCACGTTCTTGCAGACGGCAGGCAGCAGCCACCGCAGATGAAACGGGCGGGGCACCGCCGTGCCGGTCCCGGCGAGGACGTATCGGGTGGCGTCAGGACCCAGCGGCATAGTCTGCGGCGAACACGTCGACCCGGCGATGCGTTTCGAGTTCGATCAGTCGACGTTCACGATCGAACTGTTCTTCGTCGAGGAAGACACCACCCTTGTCGTGCGTCGTCTTGACCGCCGTGTTCACATACAGCGGCACGTCGATCCCGGCGAGCCGGTAACAGAACGACAAGTCCTCCGAGAACACGGTTCCGGTTTCATGCCTGACCGGCGTGTACCAGTCGTGGCCGTACACGTCCCGCATCTTCTCCAGCACGGTGCGGTGTATCAAGATGGCGGCGGAACCCGTCGCTCCGCACTTGACCATCGCGTCGCGGTCGTAACTGAACTTCGGGGTGACCCCGGCTTGATCTTCGAGCACGACGAACTCATAGATCGTCGGCTGCGTCTTCATCCAGCGGGCACCGTACGGTTTGCCGCCGTCGTTCTTCTGACCGAAGCACAACGCACCGACCACCGGCCGTTCGATCGGGTCAGCCGACTCGATCAACTGGTCGACGATGTCAGGGTCGAAACCCATGTCGGTGTCGAGCCACATCAACCATTCGGCGTCGGACGTGTCGCACATCGCGAGCGCAATGTCGTTGCGTCCCTGCACGATGCCGCCCGACCCGTATTGGCCTTGAAGCCAGAACTTGTCGTGAGTGAACAGGCGTTGCTCGTGGGCGAGGTCGTGCAAGATCAGTTCGATGAACCGGGCGAAGAACGTGGCGTGGACGTTGCCGGGATGGATCAGCCCGATGGAAACCGAGCCGGGGATCACTGCGTTGAGGACGTGCGACGAGTGGACCGCTTCTCGCCGGGGGCGGCTGTCGCCTGCTCCACCGGACGGTCGAACAGGTCGGGTCGTTCACGCACCAACGGGTCGTCGGTGTCGTATGCCTGCCCACGGTTGAGGGCGACATAGTCGCCGATCGACTCGAACCATGCGGCCATCGTTGCGACGGGTTGAACCAGTGCCATATCGGTTTCCTTGAAGGGCAGGTGGTGGGCAGGTTCCTGGGTCGACGCTGACCTGCCCGGAGCAGCGCCGACCCAGGATCAGATCACGTCGAGGTCTTGTCCTGCAACATGCGGAACGCGAGATCGTTGACGCTGTCAGCGCCCGACCGGAACCGCATGTACCAGCCTCGGCGACCGTCCGGGAGGTTGGTCGTGGTCGAGAACAGGTTGGGGATGAAGTCCAACGTGGCCGAACCAGGCTTGTCGACGATGACGTAGTTCGAGAAGTCACCGTAGATGACTTCGTTGTCCTTGACGTTCGTCGACACGACGGCGGGTGCGTCGTCGGTTTCGTACAGCGGCCGCGACAGGAGCTGATCGGGTGCCCCAGTCGAGATGTTCGGTGTGTACGTCTGCGATTCCAGCAGCTTGATCGCGTCAGCGAACAACGGGTTGGTGACGAACACGCCCCGGTTGCGGAAGCGGATCGGGACGCCACGGCGGATCGCCTGCAAGTCGACGAGGCCGATGGTCGCAGCGGTGGTCGACGTGACTTCGACGTTCGTGTTCGCGTCGAGCGCCGTGAAGATGCCGGTCGGGGCGGTGGAGCCTGCGCCGGTTGCGTGCGCTGTTGCTTCGAGACGGTCCCGGCCGTCGTTGAGCAGCATCGCCACATCACCGGCAAGGTTCTCGATGTCCTCGAACGCCTGGTATGACGCCTGGATGAATCCGGCACCGACGTAGGTGGGGATCTGTGCGGCGGCGAACGTCGGCGAGTCGTCGGAGACTTCGGTGAGTTCCGCATCCCACGAGAAGTTCGACCCGGCAGTGGTGACGCCGTTCCAAGTGTTCTCACGGGTCAGCGTCACGACCCGGCTGATCTGCCGGATGACGTTGGCGGTGCCGTTGTTCGTGACGATGAGCGTCGGGTCGAGGTGCGTCGGGACGAGCAACCCACCCTGGGTGGAGGTGCCGACTGCGACGGCGGCACGCTCCTCGTCGGTGAGGAACATTTCGCGGCCGGTCATCACCTTGCCGAACGCCGCCGTGTAGGCGTCGGTCGAACGAGCGGCGATGTTCGTGATCCACTCGCGGTCGCCACGGTGACGCTTGATGGTGCGCATCGCTTCGGTGCCGTCGATGTCGTTCGCTTCGAACGAGCGGGCCATCACATCGGTGAGTTGGCGGGCGTCCATGTTGCGGACGTCGTCGACGGCGGGTGCGTCCGGCTTGCGGATGAAGTTCGGCGACTTCGGCGAAGCGTTGCGGGCCTCGTCGAGTTCGACGAGTTCAGCGAGGCGAGCCTCTTTCGCTGCCAGGTCGTCCTTGATCTCGGTGGCGCGGGCGGTGATCTCGTCGGCGCGGGCGGTGATCTCGTCGGCGGAACGGGTCTCGCCTTCGGCGCCGAGGCCGTCGAGTTCGGTGATGAGCGCCGAGCGCTCGTCGTAGAGTGCAGCGATCGCCGCACGAAGCTGTTCGATGAACATGATGTGTTCTCCTGATTCAGATTGTGACGAGCAGCGCTGTGCGTGCCCGTGTGATCGCCTGCGCGAGTGCGCGGGCGTTGTCCGCATCCGAACCACCGACGGCGGGAACGTGACGGACTGCATCGCCGGGACCGACGGTCGCCATTGATGCGAGGAACTGGGCGGCGACGGCAGGACCGGACCGCTCGATGTAGCGGGCGAGAACGTCCTCGTCGGCCAACAGGGTTTCGATGAACTGGTCGGAACCCGAACGGACGCCTGCGGTCGCGTCGTCGTAGGCAGGGAACGTGACCGGTCCGAACTCGTACAGGTCGATGCCGGTGACGGAACGCTCCGGCAGCTTCATCGGGTTGTGTTCCGATTCCTTCTTCGGTTCGACCCACTGCTCGGATGTCACCTTGAACCGGAACGACGCACCCAACTGTCCGGCACGCAACGCCGGGATCAGATCGTTCGTGTACGTCGTGTCGAACAGTTCCGACTCGTAGTAGGCGCCCGTCGAATCTTCGCGCAGCACGTCAGGTTTCCCGAGCGGCTTGTTGCCGATCGACGGGTCGTGGCCGTGGTCGTACAGCACCCGAATCTTGTCGCCACGATCTTTGAACGTCTGCTTGAACGAACCGGGCCGGACCCGTTCCATGAACCGGCCTTCGTACCAGGAGTCGATGGTCGTCCAACGGTCGAACACAGCGAAGTGTCCGTGCATCGTGCGGCCGGTTCCGTCACCGGAGTCGTCGCGCAACTCGATGGCGTCGGCGTCGTACCGGAGTCGGACGAGATTGTCAGTCGGATGCGTCATTTGGTTGACTCCCTTCGCCCGCAGATGGTAGTGCAGCCGGAACCGGTGCGGGCGGTTTGCCTGCGCCCGGCTCGTCGAACTTCGGGTCGTCGAACTTCGCTTCGTCCTCCAACGCACGGATCTCGTTGACGGTGATCGTGTTGTTCGCGAGTCGGATGGCGTACACCTCGTGGCGTTCTTTCGTCGTCATCATCAACGTCGACGACGTGTTCAACTTGACTTGTTGCGGTCGAGGAATCAGCGCTGTCAACGACTTCTGCATCTTCGTCACCCAGAACTGGCGGCGCTTGAACCGGGCCAGTTCGGCGTCGCTGCGGTTCGCATACGTGATCGAACTCCCACCGGAGGATGCGCCGTGATCGGCGGGGTCCTCGCCGAAGATGCGACAGATCTGTTCGACCGAATAGCGTTGCGTGTCAAGGAACTGCGAGTCGTCAGGGTTGGTTTGCAGCGGAATGTACGTCGTGTCTTTCGGCAACACGATCGGTTCGCGGGCGCCGTTCGTCGCTTCGACGAACCGTTGCTTCAACTGGGTGGCTGCTTCGAG